TTACGATACTTCCAAGGACTCTGGCCAGACAAAATATGGACCGAAACGTTTGCTGTATTTAAACTCACCACCTGAAGATTTACCTTCATCGGTTAATGAGTGCTTTCCGTCATCTAACGTTAAGTATCCTTTATTAACACACAAGCTGAGAAACTCATCTGTTTTAAGTTTGTGCTTTTTGGCTAACTTAGAGGAGCTGAGTTTAATTAGTTCATTCTCTGTAACAGGGTTTTCAGCAGATTCCGTGTCTAAATTAGCAGCTTGAACTTTCTCTAACGAGATTCTAACTTCATCACTAATACGAATAATGCGTTGCGCTTCCTCGTAGGAATCTTTGTATACATTGGGGTCTTCGTCACGATCAATGAAGATACCCATTTCGTTATTGTTTACTTGGCTGAACTCGTAGAGGTTTAGGCTTGTAATGATGCAAGCACTTTCATTCATGTAACACTTTGCATGGAGGTTTTTGCAAAAACTGGTACGCACAAAGGAGAGACCTTTAAGCCAGTTAATCTCATCAGGTTGTAGTTCACTTTTGCCATAGACAATTCTAATGTCGATTTTTAATCGGTCTTTGTCTTCCAGAAGCTCTCGAATGCGATCATTAAGCTTAAGAAAAGGGCTGATAAGAATCAGCCTTTCCGATGCATTCTTGATAAGCTCTTCGAGATAGTAGTTTGTAGCACTTGTATTTAAAAACTTAGCCATTTCATATCCTTGACATATAAAACTTAGCTCACATAGGCTACGTCTAAGACAATGTTGGATCAAGGAGCAAATATTAAAAACGCGTGGTCAAATGCCACGCGTTGCGAATCACTCATAAACAGCTTGTTAAATTTTCAATTGCCATCAATTAAAATGTTTTAGAAATGCGATTATATTGCCTGGATTGATAGGCCTCTTTCCACAACCAAACTTGTCCCATAGAGAAAGAATTCTATGCTCTTCTTCATTAGGAGATCGTCCACCACCCGGTCCAGAAGGGCAATCACCGCAAGAAAGTGTCAAATTTGCATTATCCAAAGTTATGTACACTTTTACACAGACGGGAATTGACTGATCCAACCTGCCTTTTATTTGCTTAGTAATCCAATCAGGATTTGTTTTTGATAACTCTTGCCTTTCTTCATTGATTTCAACTCTAATCATCTGTTGCCTCCATGCTCACTGAATAATTTAACGCTTGTTATACGGCTATTCGACTCGACTCCTATTATGCGCACATTGTGCAGTTTCCTTTCGATACGCTCAATAGGTTACTTTATAGTTTCAATAAGACAAATTAATTGCATAGGTGTTTTATTGCTTATTCTAACCTAATCACGATTTCATAGAACCGTTGAAGCATGGTGGAATTTACCCCCGTAATACAGATTCGGGGGTTTGCTCCGCTTTTAGGTCCCTCCCGCAAAGCGGGCCCCTCCCAAAATGCTCGCAATACCGCGCACGTAATAAAAAAGGGCTCGTATAGAGCCCCATGATTAAGTTCGGTGTGGAAGTGCCAAGGTTTGGTGTCCTACATGTTCCGCTTCCTCGGTCTACGCAGACTGCGCTAGCTTCGACGCTGTGGCGAGCGGTCTAGATATGGACAGGCATGTTTTGCTGCAATATATCTGACGGCTTTTCTCTTTGACCGCACGTGAAGATCCTTTCTGTTTCTTCCCAAGTCACTCGATATACGCAGTCGCTCAACACCTCGAACTGATACCCAATCTTTACCAAGTCCAGATGATCGAAACTGAATAGCTTGTCGCGACCATCGTACACATCGATGTATATCTTGTAGAACGTCAGGTCACGGTCGAGTTCGGCGGCATACTTCAGCCGTTTGGCGTAGGCGATTTGCTTTGCGTATCCGGTGATATAGAAGTCGTAATCTTCCAAAGGCCCGAACCCTGATGCTTTCTTTTTCTTCCTCGCTTTGGTTTCTGCCGTATCTACCTTTGGCGTTCCGTCAGGCAGCTGCGCTTGTACTGGTTGTGGTGGTTTAACGGGGTCGGGCGGTTGCTCTGACTCTGGCCACCAAGCCCAGATATTGAAAACCAATCCAAGCGATAACAGCACCACCGTTCCGACGACAGGCCAACGCTTCCAGAACGGGCGAATGTCTTTTGCTTCGGCTTCCTGTACTTGCTTGTTGGATTGCGAATGACTCTTATAGAACGGGAAGTATTCCGACTTATAAAATCGGGTAGAGGTGTTCACCACTTCACCGGCACAACCATCTTGCACTTTCTTGGTGTAAGAACTGGTTGAGCCCATAGCCGTGTTCTTTGTGCATCGGTAGGTCACTTCAATCATGTCCTTAATGTCTCGATGCACTTTGCGGATGTTCTGCGTAAGCAAAATGATATCAACACCGTAGTGACGGTGTATTGAGTACCATTCTAGAATCGGCGCGGCCAAGCCTCGACTTGGCAAGCTCATGTGCGCCTCATCGACCACATAAAGTGGCCCTTGTCCTTTTTCATTACGCCATTCGTCGGAGTAGTCTTCAATCTGGCTGAACGGACGCGAGGTTGAACCAAAATCCGTTAAACGGCCATCCACGATTTTGATGAGTTCTCGAACGTCTTCACCAAATACCTTAACGAACCAATCAATGTTTAAGGTGATATTGGTGATGACTTTGCGGCCATCCTTAATGGCCGGAATAATGTGATAGGCGACAGCCTCATAGGTTTTACCGCCACCAGGTCTTCCTGCTATGGCGTATATCATGAGCCTAACCTCGTAAACGGAATCAATTGCAGCATCAAACGCACCGTAATGGCGGCCAGAATGATGGACAGACATTGAGGCACGCCGACCGCCGCCATGACCCAAGCCACCGTAGGCGGAATACTGGTCATGTACTGGCTCATATCGACCGGAGCAAATAGGGAGAACACACCAGAGAGCAACAGATTCACCATTACCATGATTTGCTCAACCGCCCAAAAGAACAGGTCTTTGAGCATGTTGACCAGCGAGATTAAAAGCTGATAGAGGAACACCAACAGCTTGTTAAATAAATCGACTAACCAATCCATATTAACCTCCAAAAATAATACGACGCGCTGCAAACACTGACGTCATGATGAGCACCGCACGAATGAAACCGAACACCCAGTCAAAGCTGATTTGCTCTTCAAAACTGAAGTCACCGAAGAACGGCACAGGGAGCACGAAAGAAGGGCGCTTGGCACTGGATAAGTCGAGGTCACCAAACGAGCTGACAAAGTTGTCGATGGTGTTGTGTTTGAGATTGTCTAACTGCCCAGACACCAAACCACCTAAGCCATCGGGATAGGCCGACTCATAAAAACCTGTACAGGTTTGAGATTCGATGCACGTCCCGCCCGTACCTGCGCCAGAAGTGTCCGTGTTGGCAATGCCTTCTAAGATGTCGGAAATGCCGGAAACATCCTCCGCGATACCATCCATTGCCCCTGCAATTTTCTCTACATCATCACCCACACCATTAATGGCATTGGTGTTCTTGTTCACGGCCGTGGTGATGTCAGCATTCGCTTGTTGGATAAGGGCCTTAGTGTTTTCGTAAATCTTGTTGTCGTTGATTTGCTGCTTTTGAATGGCTTGCGTATTGGTGACCATCGACGCATTCAATGCAATGATTTGGTTTTGAACGTCAGCACTGGCTTGATTGATGTCGATGTTCATATCATTTAGCGCCTTGTTGACATCCGAGTTCAAGCCTTTAATCGCATTCAATACTGCCATGTCTGTTGAATCATCAGTATCAGGGTCTTCAACATCCGGCTTTTTCTCAGTATCCGGTGGATTCACCGTATTGGTTGAGCCATCAGGTAATACGCTAGGGTCTTCGATGTCGCTTGTTGGGTCGTCAGGGTCATGAATTGGGTCATCAGGAATAATAGGAGTGTCAGGGCCATCTTTACCCCAGAAGAGTGTGCCACCTTCACACTGATTGCCCGTGAACTGGAAGTTACCGTGACATAATGTGTTTTGAGTCCATTGACCAGACTCGACATCCGTACAAAGCGTAGTATCACTGGGAACGCGGCCTAATTCGCAACGGGTTGCCCCAAAGTCGCCATAGCATGCCCCAGTGACTTGTTCACCGTAGACGTACGCAACCCATTGAAGCAGCTTGGTTTCATCAATGGATTTTTTGAACTGGCAAGCGTCCATACAGGTGCCATCAGGGTTTTCACCATACTCACATGCAGGAACGATGGGTTCACATGAGACGACGTACCCGTCTTCTACTTTTTCATGGTCGGGAGGACATTGAGCTGAATTTTGAAAGAATCCTGCTGCACGATAAAGAGGCCAAGAAGCACTGGTTGTGTGACACATGATATCTACAACGTATTTGCCATGCCTCAAATAACAGGACTTAGTAGAAAAATCTTTGTAGTTAACAAACTTGTTTTCATAACAAGAGACATAAGAGGCAGGGTTAACTCTCATACCCAATAGCAACTTACAATCGGGATAAGCTGAAACGTCTGAAACCTTATATGTTGGTTGAGCCGCGCTTGCATTAAGTGATAAGAACAAGCACGAAAACAGAAGTAAAAAGAGTGATTTATTCACGTTTTCACCATTAAAAAAGGGGACCGAAGCCCCCTTATCCTCTAAAGTTTTGGCTGGCCACGTATCCGGCAATGCCACCCAAAAGCACAAAGACGATGAGTTGGACATCGTGGAGAACGGCCAACATAAACTTAAGCCTTGTTCACAGCACGCTTAGCAAGAGTGATGGATTTGTAAGCCATAGTAATGCCGACAATCACCAGACCTGCCGCGCCGATTTTGGTTGCCACACCAGATAAGTCGATAGCGGAGAACGGGTCAGCCGCACCACCTTCCGCCGCCATAGCAGGGACAGAAAGCACCGCAACAGTGACGGTTGCCGCCGCTTGTTTACCGAACTTTTTAAGCGCGTTTAGACGTTTCATAACAGATTCCTCAAAGTAGTTTTATTAAACGTATTGCCATCTTGATGGCGTAAGTTGAGAGATAGCCGCCAACGAACACCAAGGTAAAACCCAAGCCGAACGCTTGAGATATCTCTCCTGGAGTCAGCTGTGTGTAGCTCATTAACGTGTCATATTCTTGAGCCGTCACCATGACATAACCACTGCATGAAGCCGCTTCAATGTCAGGAACGACAGCGAGAAAACCGTCCGCGTTAGGTAGAGCACACACAGGCATAACGAAATTCCTTATTTAGCCTTTAGCGAGGCTTCAAAATGTTTCTTGATGTCGTCATCCACAGGGATGAGTTCCGTAACGATGGCACCCGCCAATGGGTCTTCTGGGTTAATCTCCAAGCGCAATTGGTATTCACGACGAGGAACGAGAGCACCAGTACGTTCAAGTAATAGGGCGTATTGATGATCAATCATCAAAGGTTGATCCCATTGGGGATTCACATCACCCGATTCACCGATAGTGCGGCGTTTGAATTTCTCCGAGTTGATTTCACGTAGAGGTCGTGACACGTTCAGTTGAGCACTGTCACCACGTGCTGAGTTCCAAGTGATATCCATGCCAAGTACAAAAACGGATTTAGCCATTTGTTAAGTCTCCAATATGTGAGTCACCAACTTGCCGTAGGTATCGGGGAAGGTGAATTTCGTTCCATCACGGACAAGGGAACCGACCACGGTTTCAATGTCGCCCTCATGGAACTCGATAAGTGAATTAAGGATTTTCCCGTACTGGCGACGCATCCAGTGCGCAGAGGCCAACAGGTCTAACGCCGCGCGTTTCGTCGGGACGGGTTTGGTATTGAATTTCTTTGCAGTAGAAATCGAGGCTGCGAAATCATTGAGCGCGGCATACGCGCCAGCAGGATTCAGCAACACATCAACATTCCATTTTTTCAGCTCAACTTCAGAGCGGTACCAGACAAGACCCGTGTTCGCGAGTTTCTGTTCAAGTGCCTTGTTGTAGATACGCCAGTAAATGCGCGAGGTACGCGAACCAATCGAGTATTGCTCTTTGGTGTAAATCGGTTTGCCATCTTTGCCGATACTGGCAATGGTCATATCTTCATGAAGCACAGGGCCACGACCACGTTCTGCGGTGCGGAAACAGTCGTCACGCCACGCCTTGTAAGCGTATTCGCAATCAAAAATCCCGTCGTAATCGTCATAGGCCAAGTCAACACGCGCCAAAGTTTGCACACCAAGCACATTGGTCAGCCAGTCATGTAGCGACCACGTAGGACGACGGGCAAATACATGCTTGCATCCCGTTCCGTTGATTTGGAAATGCACCGTGTCATTGTTACCGCCGATACCAACGAAACCGCAGAAGTCCTCACCATCTGGCGAAGTCAGTTTCATGGATTCGGTGTAGAACTGGAAACCCAAACCGCGAGGCGCAGACAGCGACAAACCAAGCACTTGGTTGGTGAAGATGCGCAAGCAGTCTTCCAAGTAATTGCGATAACAGATATCAAATGCTTTGTTGTACGCATCAATCTCGTCGGAAGTCTGAGCGACCGTCGGATTAAACACAGGTGGAGCAGGGAACTTAGGCGCACGACAGTGACGCTGTAACAGCCCAGATTTGGCAAAGCCTTTGTATTCCTCATGCTTGTGCAATCGACGAACCGCATCATGACAATGACGTAAGTCTTTCACAGCAAACGTAAAACACAGGTAATCAATATGAACGCTTTGCTCATCGAAACTTTTAAGGATGTTAGTTGCGGTAGTCATCGAACACCCCCATATTGATACGTTGTTCAACGGTCGTGTTGGTGATGGACACCAACTCATAAGAAGCGAACTGAGACGAAGCCCAAGACTCAAGATGAGACATGGATTTAAGCAAATCCCATTCGTCGCAACCTTTGACCAACACAGACACCGTGTAGTCAGGCAGCAAGTCGTAATAGATGATTTGAGCTTCGTTCATGGATTAAGCCTCTGAACTAGGCTTGGTGACGCTGTCACAGTTTTGATTGTTTTGGTTTTCAATCTGTGAGTTAACGGCGTGAATTAATCGACGAGTCATTTCACAATCAGCCAGTGCACGGTGCGCCGTTAAGTCAGACACATCAACATTCTGTTGAGCGCAAGCGTTGGAAAGTGATTGCCACTTGTAATCTTCATGGTGTTCATTCCAAACACCAAAGAACTCTGCATACCAAAGCATTGCACACTGAGGAACACAGAGCTTGAAAAACAAATCGTGAACGGATTGGACGTAAGCAGCGTTACAGTGCTTATCCAAAGATTGGATAATTAAGCGCGTATCAAAATCTGAGTTGTAGATGATGATTGGGCGACCGTTAAGAAGCGGAAGAAAATGGTTTGAGAAGACTAAGTGAAAGTCGGGTGCATCCTTAACGTCTTCATCGGTGATGCCATGAATAGCCGTTGCGTCAGCAGGAATCGAACATGTAGGTTTAACAAGTTCGTTCACGATAACTTTGCCAGTGTGAGCACAGATAGCAGTGAACTCAACAATTTCTGCGTCAGCGCCTAAGCCAGTAGTTTCTGTATCGATAATGATCGCATTTTCAGTAGAAAGTTTTTTCATTGCAACGCCTTGACTAGTTGAGAGAGCGACCGCCAAAGCCTAGCGCGAAAGCGTCAAGGGCAAACGCCCAAAGCTAAGGCGGTCTGATACAGTAAATTCTGTAGTGATTAAATACAGATATTTCTGTACCGTCAACACAGCAAAATCTGTACTAAAAGACTAAAATCAGTCCAATAGCGTGATTAGAGGAAAAGCAGAAATGTACACAAACAAGCTCATTGATGCTTACAAAGAGCAAATGAACTACATTCAATACAAGCAGATTGCTCATGACCTAGGTGTAAGCCCTCAAATGCTCACAGAAGTAAGAAAAGGTCGAAGTTATCTCAATGAAAATCAGATACTTATGCTTGCTGAAACTATTGGTGAAGACAAAGAAAAGGCTCTGATTGGCTTAGCGATGGATAAAGCAAAAACGCACGAAGCGCAGACACTATGGCAGAACATAGGAAAAAAGTTTAACGGACTTGGATTATCAAGTATTTCAATGGCTTGTGCTGGATTGGCCTTAGTGATTGCAAGTCCACAGGAACCACTATATCAGTGCGCATTATGTATAAGCTGGTAAATGAGGGGCTAGGCTGGCGCCCCTGCTTGTAAGGCATTGATTAAGCGGGGGTTTATAGACTTATCTTCGAGTAAACCGTATACCACATCTTGATCATCCAACCCTAATAAGTCGGCGATTTTAAAGGCAATTTCCCAATCAAGAACACTGCGACCATTGCGGTAATTGCTAATTCTACTTGTGCCAACGTCCAAAACCTTAGCTAACTGATAGTCAGAGGTAAGTTCCAACTGGTTTTTCAGTTTATCTAAAAGCACATTTGTGTAGTTAGTCATGTTCCCGCATCCTTTCGCAATGTTGTTAAATTTTAGTGGATAGTCTGGCTTCTTTCACTACCGCAAGCCACTTGCGTGCTTAAAAAGATTTCCTTAACGTTGTTTTTGAGACAGGAAATCAATAGCTTGCGGAGGCTACAACATGGAACGTATCGTTACCGACCCAATTCACTTACCTTGCCCAGACATGGCAGGGTGCATCAATCCAGACCCAGCTAAAACAGCAAACTCACTTCATAAGATTGCACAATTACGCGAAAAGTTCGCTGAGCAATTCCCTAAGAAGAAACAAACCTACATTCCTACACGTTTTCGTCAGGGGGTTGTAGCATGAATTTGAGTATCTGGAAAACGCGCCGCAATCAGCGCCAACTTGTTGCATCACAATGCAATGGAACTCATATTTACTTCGACAGTTTTGAACTGGAAACCGTTGAAGCCTCTCTTTGGCTTTATCAAGGCATGACGCTTGTTGCTTGTGTCAAAGCACAAAATGCCACGTTAGCGGATATTACTAACGCCGCTCATCGTATGGCGACACTTGGCGCTCAAAACAACGGCGAACCATTACACCAAATCCGCAAGCAAGATGAAGCGCCCCAAGTGGGCGCGGATTCTT